ATGTCCGCCCCACACGGACACTTCCCCAAATTTGTCCGTCCACCACGGACACTCACAGACAGACATGTCCTCTGTACGCACACAACGGACAAAATATTAGTGCAATATACACAACTATCAAAGGAAATTGATCCAATAATTGTGCACATTGCACTATGAAAATCAGTTATTTTAGAACATTATGGACTCGTGTCCGTGTGTGAGAAACACATATAGGGTTGATGTTATCCAACGATTGTAAAATCACCGGTTAGTCTAGTACCTTTTGTCAGAGGTGTAGTACTCATTATAACTGTATTAGCGTTTGTCAAACGGAGTACAACAACATTTCCCTCTGTGTTAGTACATATCAAATCTTCTTCAATTCCAACATTAAGCATATTTTGTAATGTTATAACCGGTTTATATTGTTCAACATTTGAATTTAGTGTTACATCTATGTGTAAGTGTTTAAGTTTGTCAAATAAACCTATAACATTACATTTTGTAATATCATGTGTTGAGGATAAGATATCAACTGTTGAAATACTATTGTATTCCGCTTGAATATGTTTATATGAATTGGGGGTTAACAAGTTATTCTGTTGGAAACTCACATTCCCACTAAATGACACTGGCACTGACGTATCTAGCAGATACCATGTTCCGCTTAATTCCTTTACTTTATTCATGCTGTTTCCTGAAACAGTTACAGATGAATAATCATATCCTTCTTGTGTTGTAATTCTTATTTTGTTGACGCTTTTTACATTACCGGTACATAAAAATTTATTTCCACTTATATTACAGATGCCATTTAGAAGTAAAAATATGGAAGTGTATTCAGTGTTGTCAAAGTAATTACCCTCTATTATTAAATTTACCGCCTGCGCTACACTCATACCCCTATCGGAATAGTCATGATTTCTGGCTATAATCCATTCAGATAATACATTACAGTTAATAGAATAATCACCTAAAATTATGATATTATCACAGAAAAATCCGTCTGTTGCCGAACCGGTTTTATAGTCTGATCTTAATACAACAGAACATGACTCAAAAAAATTACTCATAATTTTGTTTTCGTATGTAACAACATCTCCCTCTTGTGTGACCATAAAACATGTATTAAAGTTGTTTAAATATAAGTTTCTAAAACTGTTTCTATGTGAATTTACATAAAAAGCATAGTTATTTCCATTACCTTTTATCGAGAGGTTACTGAAAATATTGAAAGGAACATTATTATGGATGTTAAATAAATAACCGTCACCCGTGTATATAAGGTTGTAGTTAACATCTCCCTGAGTATTATCATACTTTTTGTTGCTTATTGAAAGCATTGTAATTGCACTTTCAATATGTATTGTGCGTGTAATTAGAAAGTTTTTTTCCGTGACTACGATACTTCTACCGGTTTTATATGCTTCACTTATGGTCTTTACCAACGCATCTGTATCGTCTGTTTTTCCATCACCAACAGCACCGAAAGACTCCAGTGTTAAATATGGGATAAAAGTTGTAAGTAATGTATCTAATCTCCCACTTTCGTAAAGTTCTTCTAATTTGTTATTAATTTCTTCCTGTACATCCAGATTTTTAAAATAATCCTGCACATAATTTTTTAGATCGTTAAAAGCATCCCGCAATGTGTCAAAATTTTTCTGCATTGCTTTCCACTGCGCCACAAGCTTGTTAAATTCCTGTAAAAACCAATCCTGATTTAACTCGTGGAAATTAGTGTAAGGGCCTAAATTTTCCATACTCATAATATAATACCTCCTATTAATATACCATTAAGCAAAAATTTTCGATAAAACTTTCTGCTATTACATCGTACAAGTTAAAAACAACTAAATCTCTTTCGCTCTGTATCATCTGTTGAGACGTAGTAACTCCGATATTTCCATGCGCTCTGCCAGTTTTTGTATGCTTTAAATTTTTTTGACTTGAATCATGTCCATTTTCTTGCGTGTATCCTGTTCCGTTATTTTTTGTATTATTAGTTGTAATATTCTTTGAATGATCTTTAAGCCCATCATTAAAAGCGGTATTCTGTTCCGTAATTGAACCTGATTCTGTGATAACGTTTCCAACTGTGTTATTTATATCGTTACTCCTAAAATTACTTTCATTTCCAACGTCTATGTCTGTCCAGTCCTCCATACGATCATAGTTTTCGATCGGGTTGTATTCTAACACTGTCGTATCATATAATTTTTTCCAGTTGATCTGATACTTGTTACTCCATATTGTAATACGATTTTTCATGTAAGTAAAATCTGGATATAAAATCTCCAACTCTCTCGTCCTCATCAAAATCGCATCAATAGCAATCTGTTTCACAAGCCCATCAGGAACACTGAACCCGTCAAACAATGTGTTATCATAGTTATATAATCCCTCAACGGTTAATAAACTCAATCATCATCACCTCCTGATGTTTTACGTGAAACATTTTTACTAGGATTGTGCCTCCAATTAACACTAACCTCAACACCAAACATTTTCATAACATCAGAACAACTTTTCTGCCATCCGTCCAACCACATTTCCATTCTAGTTGAAGTTTCAACATCATTGCTTTCAGCTTCGGAGGATATCATTCTTTCTTTCTTGTCTGATCTGGCAGAGGGAATACCAACCTCAGTACAAAACAGTTCTTCCAATCTTCTCAGAGTGTCCAGAACATCACCTGCAATATAATTCTGTCTTAAATTATTAACAAAATAATCCCACGGTTCTTCCGTCTGATCTCCTCTCTGAATCCTCAATTTCTCATCATAGAAAACAGCTAACTCACCTCTCATGACCTGATCCATAACTTTTTTCAGACTTTCCGCTCCTGCTTTATTCCTAGCTCTGAAAACATATGCAAGTTTACTGTTCATAACGTTCATATCTAACGATTCCATAGCAATAGCCATCTCATTCGCGTATCTTCCAATCAGATCCATGATTCCACCATAGTCGGCAGTACACTTGAAAAGAACACACTGTTCACCAATCACGGGCTCAATCACACCTTTTAAAAGTGGGTTGCTAATTACTGCCTGCGCAGGTCTGTAAAAAACATTGTACCCCTTGAGCGTACACCCTTGCGGAATTACACCAAATTTGTCTGTATTGATGATAGCAACCGTACCCCAGCAATACAAACAGTACAAAAAATAATCCTTATCCCAATTATCCGGAACTTCCCACTTCATCACAGAAATAGCTTTCTGCAACAAATATCTCTGAAAATACCAAAACAACTGAGTATTTTTGCAATGGTTAGTGCTCGGGCTTATGCTACTATTATACTGATTGATATAATTATACATCACAGGAGCACCAACACCTGTATCACATCCAAACATATATTCACCTCCTATAAGCTATTAAAATAAGCAAACCACGCTCTAGCATATCCGGCACGTTCCTGATGTATACTAGCAGGTCTTTCATAGTTTGCCTGAAACGCAAGTGCAAGGTATCCTGCATCCTGCGTACTAACACTCCACTCTCTCCAACTCAACGGGTATGCACTTGTACTATACCATTGTGGCTCGATACCCCAGTTTTTAATTCCTGAACTTTGCTGAAACTCTGCAAAAATAACACTCAACTGTTTCTGGCCATCATACCAATCATCGTGATTTCCGTATAACACGTCAAGAACATTATACAGGTCGGTCGGCGGTGTCCACTGAACAAGCCCGTGTCCAGTACCACCAATTTCAATTAATGCTGGGTTGAAGGTACTTTCTTGCTGTATATTTCCGCAAAGCCCCGCAATAGCATTTACACTCCATCCTTGAGATTTAAAATAATTCAAAATCACAGTTGCATTATTTATGGCTTTTTCATTGTTTCCGCAGAGGTTTGCTTCGGGATTGCCAAAATACTCACTGTTTCCGCCAACTTGCCAATCACCACCGGAGAAAGGCCACCTGTATACTCTCCAATAGTGTATAGTGCTTTCCCATACTGTGTAGGTATTAATGTCCACCTGATCTGGAAGTGGGAGACGTTTACTGTGTGCCCCCATTGAATGAGTATCATCGTACATCATTTCTGTGTGTTGATGTCCTCCTGATGATTCATCATGTATCCATAGTATGTCGCCTTTTTGAAACTTAAAATCACTATAATCAGACGGTAATATTATTTCTTCAAAACCTAAACTTTTTAAAATGTCAGGCATAGTTTTTGTCGTAAAAGGCCATGCGGTTAAATTGATTTCAAAACCCGCGTGCCCTAAACCATAAAAGATTAACGAACTACAATCATAGTATGTTATTCCATTAATAGTCTGTTCATTTCTATAATTCTGATCATACCCAACATCCGGAGCATTGCAGCGGTCAACGATCCACTGCCACGCTTGCAGCATCAATCCGCCGATCCCACCTGCTCCACCTGATCCCCACGGGTTCTGTCCTGAGTTAGCGCTTGTCATAAGCGCAACGAACATTGAAATATTGCTTGCGGGAAAGCTACGCATAATATACACCCCCCTCAAGAAATTGTTTGATCTGCTCTTTTTCGTTTCGGGTTGCCCCTATTACATTAATTGAACCATTTTCAACCACATAATACCCAGTGCCTAACTCCTGCATTGTGCCATTTTTCATATAAGGCCTGCCATTATCTGCCCTGTCCTCATCAACTAGAGTTAAAAACATGTGTTCAATAGTCGGTACTCTCATAGTTGATAACATTGATCCATTACTGCCATTACTTATAGGTGTTGGCAATATACTGTCAATAGCACTCACAACACCGTTTGCACTTCCCAAAAAATTACCTGTAGCAAACTGTCCTACAGCTCCGGCTGTATTCATCAACGATCCTAGAACATTACTCTGTAAATCGCTGATCTGAATAGGTACGCCCACAACCGCAAATTGACTGTGTAGTGTTTGAGTTGCGGTTGAAACCTGTAACTGAGCAATCCCGCTCATCATGTCAATAGTTTCTAGCACATTTATTTTATTTGCACTACCAATTACTGAACCATCAATTTCAAAGCGTCCCCAGGGATTAATTTCCATTGTGATTCTACGAAACGGTGAACTGTTCAAAAAAGTCCCTCGAGAGACTTGTGGGTGTTCTTCTATCGGTACTTCAAATCTAATGTTAAATCTGGGTTTATCTGGTATCTTATAACACGCTTGTTTAAACGACCACCACCCGAGTTTTATTTCTGATACTGACGGAACTACAGAACCATCTGGATCCACGGAACTTAATGGAAACGGAAACCACATACAGCCGACTACGTATTGAAAGGGATTGAATAAGCATTTCAATAGATTTTCCGTTATCTGTTGCCCAGAAATGTCGGCCCAATCTAAATTAGTAAAAATCTGTGAACAAAATCCTTTAAAATATTCTGGCGTAAATGCATAATATTGATTTAGACCATCAGTACCAACAATTCCTAACACATAACACCCACCACTAATACCTGATGTTGCAGGAAAAGCCCCGTTTTCTATTGCATATGCGTGTGTTATCGGACTTGTTTTAGCAGGATATAAATTATCAATAATTGTACCATCAAAACTTGTCGAGCTTCTCAAAAAATACAAACTCGTACTCTGTATCGTATCACGATACGTTGCCAACACATCCACAACACAATGCGCAATCCATGTATTATTTTTGTATTCCCAATCTTCAACCCAATATGATCTCCCAAACTCACTGATCTCACAATAATTCCAACTGGGCGCCGATCCTCCGTTTCTTAATATGATCTGCGGATTCTCAATAGAACATGGCTCATTTATATTACAAGAAACGGCGGTAACATCACCGCCGACAATTCCTGTAGAATTAACTCTTTTGCTTGCCGTTTTAAAGTTGACTGTCACCGCCATTATATCCTCCTATTCCAAAACAAAAACAAGTCCATTCTCTGTCATATCATTCCAATAACGATCTGTGAAATGATAGTAAATATTCCAGTAACCGCCTGCACTGTTGAAAGGTGTCGTGCTACTCCACTGGTTGATCGTAGTAAGCCCCATAGCCTCCTCGTCAAACAGTACCGCAAAAATGTTGCTCATTACCTGAGCTTCTCCCTGTTCAACACTTCCGTCCGGCTTCATAACGCTAGGTGTAACATTAATTCCCATTGGACTCTCAAGAGTCTGCCAGAAATTAACCTTTTCACTTGTGGCAATCTTTAAATACTGATCATGGAACGTGTTACTCAGAACCGTTGTATCCGCAGTATGCAGATCGGGGCTGAACATCATAATGTTCTGCATACGAAGTGGTGTATGTCTTGCGATATTTTTTCCAGTGATGTTAGCATGGAATCGGGTCGATCTCTCAGTGAAGAAATCCATGTATGTCATAATCTTCGCACACGCCCAACGGTAAAAATTCGGGAAGTTGTCCGCTTTCCTGATATCGTCAGCGGTGAACGCGCTTCCATTCTCGTCATTATACATGGTAAGCAACTTAACAACATGCTCTCCGGTATAACCCTCTGTTGATGCCGTAACACCTGCCTGCCAGATGTTTTTAGCTCCGATATAGTTTGCAACACATGCTCTTGCCATGCTCTCATGTGCCTGTTCGATCATGTCCATAGTATTCTGAGTGTACATGGAAATGAACTGACCAAACTCGTCGGGATTGCGAAACGCCTGATCTAACTGATCTCTGAAATAAGTCCTGTGTCTCTGGAATACCTGGCCACCATAGAAATTAGTCTGTAAGACTTTTCCTTTTTTGATTTTGTACATATCAACTGCGGTATCATCTTCCAACGGCTGTCTCTGATCGTTTTCCCAATCATCGTCCAGCATCCCCAACTTACGCACATGGTTTCCCCACTGCTGTGTAGTTCTTCTCAGCCCCTTAAATTTAGCATTGTAAGGTCGTACAGAAAAAACCGTCCTGTCTAACACCTGAGAAATGCTGTTCATAATCCTGTCATTTCCGACAAGTAACGCTGTCTGTGCCTGTGCTACGAACGAGCTTGTGTCCGTTGCTTTCATAGTTTCAACGCCTGTGGCCTGTTTAACGATATCATTCAAAACTGTACTGATCTGATCGAAACTTAATGTATTCTCCATTATTTTTCACCTCCTGTTAATCCCTCATAGTTTGGCGGATTGATAATGCTTGCTATAGCATCTTCTGTTGAAACCTGTTTCGGAACTGTGTTCTGCATCAGGTTAACGTTGTTACTCTGTACCGCACTTGTGAGACTTTTAAGCGCACTCAGAACATCATTCTGATCTCCGATCTGTCTTGCCTGCTGTGCCTGTGTCTGATGATATGCCTGCGCATGTGGCTGTGGAAACATCTGTGGAAACTGCTGTGTATATCCCTGTGCATCCTGCGCCAGTGCCTGCTGATAGTTCTGTGGATAGAACTGTGGCTGTGGCTGTGGCTGTGGGGCACGCTGGGTGGCTGTACCTGACATTGTGAGGATCTCTTCTTTCGTGAATCCTGCTGAAATGAGTGTAATTAAGTTGTCTAACGTCATATCTTATAATCCCTCCTGAGATAATTTTTGTTAGAAAAGCCGGTGGAAATGATACTGTCATGTTCGTAAATGACTGCATACCAGTTTCCAGAATAGCATCCTAGACAGATGCATTTTGTGTTTTTCGGCATTTCTGCGATAACTGTTCCGTCTGTACTAGGCTCTGCCCTGACCATCAGAGGAGCTGTGTTCGTTGCGACGATATACACACCTCTGATATTTTTGTTGTAGTTAATCGTCATTTTTTTCACTCCCTGTAATATGGTCTGTGAGTTTTGTGAGTGCCTGTGTGTTGTTGTTGAGTGCGTCTGTCATGTTTTTCATTTCTTCTTTGTGCGCGTCTGTTTCTTTCTGCCACAAATAAAAAGTTGCAATCAGACAAGCGCATGGCACTCCAATGTTACTAATAAGAGTTGATAACGAGTTAACGTCCATGTTCCACCTCCATTATATATTAGCACAACATATAATATATGTTTCACGTGAAACATAATAAAGGTGAGAATATTTCACGTGAAACAAAACATATGCAGGCTGTGACACTCTGCATATGTGCTGAAAGATTAAGTGCTACAAATTCTTGAGCTGTACCTACTCATGCACATTAGATCCTTATGATCTCACGCTCCCAACGTGCTGTACGTGTGCCACGAACACTTGTCTTTCTACGACAAGATTATAGCAAACAAAAAAGGACAAGTCAATACTTGTCCTTGAAATAATTTTCGAAAAGTGATTTTGATGTGATATCCTCAAATGTGATCCGGTTTGAAAGGTACATATCCCAGAGATACACATAGTCTCTGCGAAAAGCTTTGATATCCTTGTCAGACTGTGTGTATGTTGGTGGGTTACCCGAGTGATGACGGGTAACGTATATTGTATTTTTGTTTTTCCGCTCGTAGATTGTGATAGAATCCATTCGGCACAAGGGTATTAATTCTTTTATGTTCGTTGGTTTTATCCCTGTGTAATCTGCGGAATAGAACTCATTTCCGAGCGCCATACGATTGAAATTTGAATCCGCTCCAGACATTTTATATAGTGCTGTTTCTTTCTTGCGCTCTGATATGGGTGAATCAAATAAGTTAAAAAGCCCGATCCCTCTTTCCTGCATGATTGACACTGACTGTTTTCTGATATCCATTGCAGATACTTTTTCCATGAGGTTGTTCTCGATGAACATGTTGCAGGATAGATTTTCAGAGTTTGAAAAGAGTAGGAACTGAATAGGTGTTTCTCCGTACAATTCTCGGTTCCTGTTCATAGTTTCATATGCATTTTTAAAAGCATATCCAGCGTTTTCAACTTTGCGTTCACGTTTTTCAGGGATAAACTCATCATATATTCCTATCTCTACATCCGAAGCATCGAAACCACGTAAGTTAGCGAACGTATTTAGGGCTATTGCATATCCAAGAATCGGGCCTGTATACACCAGTTTCCCTTTATCGTCTGTGTATGTATTATAGAATCCTGCGACATTTTTTCCAATCGTTTTAGGATAAATTGACCATCCCATGTCTTTGTTAAGTTTTTTAAAAGGTGAAAGCTCTGGAATTTTAATTGTGTCAACCTGTGCCTGCAATGACCGCATATACACGAAAATTTTCTTGTGTTCAATACAATATTTAAGACCACCATAGGTTTTCCCCGTACCTCGGCCTCCCCATATGTAATTGAACTTTTGTCCATATCCTAAAATAGCAGGTATCGACAGATACCCGCTATTTTCATATAATGATAACATATTATTTCTGTGGCTCTGGCATGGGAATGCTCTTTTCAGAATATCCCATGCGTGAAAATGCACGATCTGGGGAAACAAGTGCGCAAATAAGATAGTCACGCCCTGATTTTGATGTTCGGTGAAGAACCTCAATGAAAAACATATCTGGAACTTCTTCCATGTCAGAAACACGATCGATAATATCCCCAAATGATTCTCTGAAAGTTGCTGACTGACCTGAAAATACCTCTCCTGTGTTTGCGTCCTGCACTGAAATGCAGGTTATTTCATTTCCGCTGTTATCAACTGTGAGATATTCCACCCACTTTCCGACACAGATAATTCCTTTGTTTTCAATATTTTTAAGACTTACGATTGCGGGTGATTCAATGAGATCGTACTCTGTGTATGTGTCCAGTGTGGAAGATGAATTGATAATAGTATACTGTTTCTTTGCCATGATTTAATTCCCCTTTTCTTTGATAATGATTGCATTTTTTAAAAACACTTCCGCATCCATCCCGTATAATTTTGTTTCTTCGGATGTTCGTTCCCAATCAATTACAATTCCAAAATTTCTCTTTTTTATCTCTTTGCTGATCTGGTCATCAGTAAAATTTCCGATTAAACCAACTTCCTGTACAAACTCGCACTTATTCTCAGGATCGTAGCAGATAACGTTAATCTTGTTAACTGTTAATGAACGTGTAATTTTCATATTCTCACCTCCTCGTACTATCTCTTTACATGAATTATTATAACACATATGTTAATTTTTGTCAAAACGTATCTTTAAATTCTTTTAATGCCCTTGCGTCTGCCAAAATCCTACGGTACTCATCTGTTATTCCTATTGTGTAAGTTGATGGTCTGATAACTACATTTTGTGTAATTTTTAAAACATGATTTTCCACGGTGAAATCCCCATAAGGAACGTCATTGTACACGCTTTCAGTTCCTCCTGATCGTAAAAAGGTAAATCCAATTTTGAAAGCTTCAATTCCTCCATGTTCTTCCAACTCATATGGTGCAAGCTTTTTATTAACTCCTGCGATTGTTGCGTGTAGTTTTCCATCGTTAGTTCTATAGACATATTTTTTTGCACCAATGGTGGAGAATTCAATATACTCGTCCTCGAATTCATACACCCCCATATAATGTTTAACGCCATAACGGTCTGTAGCGTATGCGGAATTGGAGATACTTTGCTCTTTTCTCTCAGAATTGTATCTATCAAATAACTTGTCAATATTATCACCTCTTACTTTTATATATTTTACTGAATCCGTATCACTGTAAACGTAACGATCTCCAACTATGTTTATACCCTCTTTCAATCGCAGACGTGCCCAAGCTGTTACCCATACACCCCATTGATAAGGAAGAAAGGCAGTTCTATTATATTTTGAAAGTAATGTTTCACGTGAAACATTTTCATCAACTGTATATATATCTTCCGATGATTCTGTAAATATTAATGATTGCTTTACTGGTGACTGTACCATCATTCCGTAACCAGCGTTAAGCAATGCCTTTTGCAGATTGTAAAAAAGCTCCTGTTCCACTATGCCTTTTAATTCTGTTTTGTCTGTATAATATTTACGGAAAATGTCTTTCAACGGTTCTGGCAGTGATCCGTATTTGCTTTCGTAACACTCTGTTATTTCTAAATTTTTCCATTTGTACTCACGTTTCATTATCTCATAGTCAATATCAGTGAGCGTTGTTTCGATATAGTCAGCGCTTAAAACACGTCCGTTATCCAATGTTTCACTAGAAACATTTCTACATTTTGAATATGAAATATAGGGTGCCCCGTAATACTTGTCGATCTGTTCAATGCCTATAATTTTACACCGGAATAATAACGCTTTTCCTCTATCCAGTTTCTTCTCTATGTCATTCTCCGTTATTGATCCGATATATACAAACCGTGTCATTGGAAAAACGCAATTTAAGACAACATCAGGATAAGATGATGACCTATCATAAGATCCAATTCCCAGAATTTTTTCCCCGTCTGCACGTATCACTGTTCCTGAGTAATAACGATTAGCGTGAGTGTCTCCACCCCGAAACGCCTCTTCTAGCAGATCGAAAACATCTATAGTCGGAAAAATATCCTTGTGTTTTCGTGACCAGCCATACATGGCTTTTTTCGTTTCACGACGTACATAACCGGTTGACGTTAAGGGGAGTGTATATAAATTGTCATTTGACAGTATCATACGTTTATACATTGCTTCAACTAGTCCGATTGTATCGTATGTACTGTACTTTATTTCATACTCGGTTAGTTCTGTCCATGGAAAACGTTTTTTACTGTAATCAAATTTTTCACCTGATAATTTTTGGTGTTTTACTTTCATTTTTGAGGTAAACGTATTTAGTGACATATTAGTTTGCAGATATGAACACCTAAATTCAAAATGCTCTAACATTTCACATTTCAATATTTTTCGTGATTTTATGGCAAAAACTTCATCCGGTGAAAATGTATATATACCACGCAAAAACTGAAATTCATATGAAAGATTGTGCACAAAAATCATGTAATACGCATAGTTATCATCATTCATAAGATTATCAAGAAATAACTCAAATTCTGACCAATTTCTTCCTATTATTGTGTCAATATGTAAATCGTCGAGAAAAAGAATTGAAAACTGCCAGATATACATTATTGAATGCTCGATATCTTCCAATCTAGTTGTTTCGATATCGAAAGCACACAAACAATTTTTATATCCCTTTGCTTTTTTACTTCCTCTATTTGATCTGGTGTCGTGTAGACATGGTAAATTCTGTATTCTATTATAATTATATGTGTCGACAGTATACAGATTTTCCATGTGTTACCTCCTGCGTTTACGTTTACCCGATTTCCTTTTCTGACGTTTTGCTTTTTCTTTCTTTGCTATTCCGGATTTCAATTTTGAAATGTTTCGGGATCCCGTTTTCAGAAATTCCTTATATAGCTCTAACATTTTGCCTGTACTCAGCTTTTCACCATCAGAATATAACTCAACGGCAAAATCAGAATCATATATTCTATCTGATGCAAAATCTCTGACTTGTTCCATAAAACGCCCAAAATTTAGTAAATCCTCATGCGTTTTTAACTCTGTTCCATACACATCATTGATGTGTATCATTTGTTCTTTTTCATGTTTTTTCAATCCTGTTACTGTGGTTCGATCTGATGCTATAATAGTTGCCAGTTCAGATAACAAGTGATAGATTTCTCTATCACTTGTTATATATTTCAACTGTTTGTAACGATTGATCGGCCTATCTGTTACAAGGTTAATATCTTTATAGTCAGATTTCAGTAATCTTTCATAACGTTTACGCCAGATTGATCTCAGACGTGAATACTCTTTTCTAACGTCTTTCATATCCCACGTTAGTTCCAACGCAAGCGGTGTATAATCGTCTTTTGACCTGATAAGACCTTGTGGTTTACTCTTCTTCAAATAAGACTTTTTTGTTGTCAATAGGAACACCTCCCTCCAATTTGTTGTAGTATACAGGGCGGAAATTTTCTTCAAACTCGACAACGTAGTCCTGCACGATTGCCATTGCAACCTGCCCGGTGTATGCCTGAACTAGTAGGTAATCACATTCGTATTTACACTGACTTTTTAATATGTTTGGCGTATTTAGTTCTTTAATATACACCTTATACCATGATTTTTTACTGTTCAATGGCCTGCCCATTGTATAACCTCCATTTCTCAGAACATTTCAAGATATCTTCAAAACTTGACAACTTTCTCCATACCTCGCTAGGACAATGCGCGAAACACATCTGAAATTTATCACATACTTCTTCATACCTGCATTCCTCACACTCTTCATAAGTTGCCCGTATATTACAGGCAAAACATAAATCAAAAAATCCTATCATCCTTTATATCCTCCTGACCATTTTGCTCCACACCAAACACCATAAGGGAAAATTAATATAGCTCCAAAACCAAACCACAAAATTGCATCCAACATTAGTACACACACCTACTTTCTATTTCTTCTTTGATCCACTTACGTTCCCGATAACGCCACGGGAAACACATGATCTTATATTCCTGCAATAACTCACGAGGAGTGAGCCATGCTAGGTAATTCTTGTAGCTTTCTTCGTAATCTGTCATTTGTTCACATCCCTATATTCATTTCTTTTTCTTCTATAAATCCGCCGATAATATCATTGTATAAAGATTCTGATATTTCCTCATCCATAAGTGGTTTTCTTTCGTCAAGTTCGGAATCGAGACTTGCATCAATATTTGTGTGTGCATATGCCCGGTCAAACCCAAGGTTTTCAACCTCATTTAATAAATCAATAGTTTTCCTCATTTATCTTTACCTCTCTTTCATTTGATGATTATATTATACACAATTATTTAGATTTATTCAAAGACCATTTTGATCACAAACATATGTTCGAAAACACCACCCATGTATGTGTTTCTCACACACGGACATGAGTCCATAATGTTCTAAAATAACTGATTTTCATAGTGCAATGTGCACAATTATTGGATCAATTTCCTTTGATAGTTGT